ATGGGTAAATATTGTATTGGTTGTGGTCGTACCATAATCCAGATAATGGAGGCAGGTAATGCTACATATTCCATACGCCCATCAACGAAAACAAAAAAGGGTTAAGCCTTATAAAAGCCCTGTAGTAAAAAGCGGAGAAGAAGAATGTCAATTGAAAAAGCAGGAGAAACCTTCTCCGGTTACAACAAACCAAAAAGAACCCCTAATCACCCCAAAAAATCCCATGCTGTCCTTGCAAGGTCGGGTGGTAAAGAAAAGCTAATTCGATTTGGTGAGAAAGGTGCAAGTACTGCAGGTAAACCTAAACCTGGTGAATCTAGACGTATGAAAATGAAACGTAAATCATTTAAAGCCAGACATGCAAAGAACATTGCACGTGGTCCTTTAAGTGCTGCATATTGGGCAGACAAAGTAAAATGGTAGGAGAAGGAGATGGCAGTTAATGAAGCGGGAAACTACACAAAACCGACCATGCGTAAAAATCTGTTTAATAAAATTAAGGCAGGTAGCAAAGGAGGTCGTCCAGGCCAATGGTCGGCTAGAAAGGCGCAGATGCTTGCTAAACAATATAAAGCAAATGGTGGAGGCTATCGAGATTAAAAATGAGAAAGCCATCGCAAAAAAGTCTGAACAAATGGACTTCTCAGAAGTGGCGAACACGAAGTGGTAAACCTTCTACACAAGGCCCACTTGCTACTGGAGAGCGTTACATGCCAGCTTCAGCTGTGGGCAGTCTTACGCCAGCGGAACACGCTGCTACCACTAGGGCTAAAAGAAAAGCTACAAAAGCAGGAAAACAATTTAGTAAACAACCTAAAAAGGTTGCGAAAAAAGTAAAACGACATAGAACGTAAACCCAGGAGTGGTAAATGTCTAGATTTGTACAAGAAACACATAAACAAAAAGAAATTAAAAAACCCCAAGACAAGTTACCTAAGTCAGGCGCTTACACTTTAAAAGAATTAGAAAAGGCTAAACCTATCTTTTCTGGAACCGGAGGTAAACGATAATGCATACACCTCAAGGTTATAAAGAGATTGTTAGTGATGAACAACTAATTAGCATGGTAGAGACTGGTGTTCAGAACTCTACAGGTGATTGGTTAAATTCATCTGAACTAGCACGAGAGCGACTCAAGGCAACTTATGAATATGCAGGTGTTGCTGATTTTCACCTTGCACCACAGGGTGTAAGTACTATTGTAGACACATCTACAACAGAAGTGATTGAAGCATATACAGCTGTACTTTCAGATTTGTTTCTAGCAAATAAAAGACTAGCCAGATTTATGCCTTATGACAGCACACCTTCAGCAATTCAAGCTGCAAAGGATGCTTCAGATATTACTAATTATTGTATTTTTAAAAAGAACGATGGTTGGGAAATTATTCAACAATGGATGAAAGCAGCCTTGTTATGGAAAAATGCTGTATGCCGTTGGGGTTACGTAGAAGATTATGACTATGTATTCGAAGAGTACGAAAAGATTAGTCAACCAAACCTAGATGAATTACTATCAGAAGATGGTGTTGAAATCGTAGGTGACTTACAATTTGAAAATGTATTCGAACCAGTGGGTTCATTTAATGAACAACCTGAAGCAGAACTTATGTACGTTGATGTTCGTATTCGTAAACGTATTAATAAATCAAAAGTTAAGATTGAATTAGTACCACCTGAAAACTTCCGTATCTCACGAGATGCTACACACATCGATGATGCTACTTTTGTTGGGTTACAAACAGAGATGACCCGTTCAGAGATCCGTAAGTTTTATCCTGAAATGGCTGATAATATTGACTCCTGGGATGAACTAGGTGATGATGCATGGGTTGGTAGTTTAAAGTACTCACAAGATATTGCTGCACGTAAACAAATTACAGGTCAAGAATATTCTCAAGGATCTTTACAACAAGAAGTATTACCTTTAGAAGCTAATAGAGAAGTTATTGTAACAGAATGTTGGATGCGTGTTGACCGTGATGGTGACGGTATTGCAGAACTAAAACATTTTATTATTGCTGGATCTCATATCCTTTATGAAGAAGACTGTGATGAAATCCCATTAGCATCTATTGTACCTATTGATATTCCATTTGAATTCTATGGTTTATCTATGGCAGACTTTACACGTAGTTCTACATTAGCATCGACCGCTATCCTACGTGGCTTTGTAGAGAACACTTACCTCACTAACTATTCGCCTAAACTAGCGGATCCTAATGTGGTAGACTTCTCTGCATTGCAGAATATGAAACCTAAACAAATCATTGCTACTAATGGAAGCCCTGTTGGTGCTGTATCGTCTTTACCACCAGAAGCTATTTCAACAGGCACTGTACCACTGTTAGAACATTTACAGACTATTAAAGAGCAAGCTACTGGTATGTCTAAAGCTGCACAGGGTTTAAATGATACACTTTATGTGTCAGGTAATTCTGAACAGAAACTATCAGCTGTACAGTCAGCTGCACAAAAACGTATTCAACATATTGCAAGGCGTTTTGCTGAGACAGGCTTTAAGCGATTAATCAATGGTGTTTACTCTACCATGCATAAAAACATGAAAGAGATTATTAAATACAATATTGGTGGTTCTCTTAAATCTATTAATGTTTCAAATCTTCCTGCTAATATGGATGTAGAAGTTCTCTTGGATATTGGAGAAAACTCTAACAGTTCATTGATTGGAAAATACGGTCGTATCGCTGGAGAAATCCTACCTGCCTTACAACAACAAGGTGCTGGCATGGTTATTAAACCAGAAGCAGTTGCTGTTCTTGCTACAAAATTAATTGAAGCAATGGATATTGACAGTAATGATTTCTTAGAAGATTATAATACTGAAGAGTTTAAACAAAAAGCTGCAGAGTCTATGCAAATGCAACAGCAACAAGCAGAACAAGATAGAGCAATGGCTCAACGAAAACTTGAAGCTGAAGCTGCTTTGTCAGAAGCTAACGTGTTATACACTGGTGCTCAAACTAAGAACACCCAAGATGATAACTCTAAACAGCTTGCTGTATCTATTGATAAACACTTCCAAGAGTGGGCTGATCTACAAATTAAAGCAACTAAAGAAGGTGCTGTATTACCAGAGCATCCTGGCTATGACCAGATCATTATGTTAGCTCGACAAATACTAAGCCCACCTCAACCGCAATCACAACCAGAGATGGCTCCACAAGGGCCTGAACAGGAGATGATGTAACAATTATGGATAAATACCGTAAGACAGCTGAGAAGAAGCTGGGAAATACAAAATCATACGGAAACCAAAAGATTCATCCCGAAGAACTAGCTAGGCAAGCCCATGTAAAAGGGCACTTTGCTGCTAAAGAACGGGATGAATTCTTTGATGAAGTATATGGAGAAGTCTTAGTTGACTTCTTTTTAGAATGGCTCAAGACGGAGCCACATGAAACTAAGTCTCGTGAGTTCCTCTACAGTTCTGCAATGGCACTAGGTAGTGTTAAGGAGAAAATGATGAACTTTGAGATGTACGGGAAGAACATTCCCCATTTACAAGAGGACAAAGATTATGGCGAAACGGCTAATTGATTACGACCAACTAATTAAAAATTACGAAACTATGATTGATACACTAGAGTATGACTCTATGCGTAGTGCAGGAAAGGCTAAGCTAAACGCTGAAGTGCTTTATTATATGCACGAAATTAAAGATCGTTATAGTAAAAAAGTTTCTGAACAACCAAAACCTGCGGTGACACCTGTTACTAAAAAGGGAGGTAACTAAGAATGGAAAATACCGAAGCACCCGTAGACTCTACCCAATTGGATGAATCTACAGCAGAGGTTAATAGTCAAACTGAAGAGGCTTTGCTGGCTGACATCATACGAAACTCTGATTTCGTTGATACTCTACCCGATGAGCAAGTTCCTGAGTTAGACACGGAAGAAACTGATGAAGAAGACCCAGAGTCATTAGAAGAAACCGATAACGAAGATGATGAAGAAGAGATTGAAGAAACGGAAGAAGAAGACACAGATGAAGAAGATGCCGATGAAGAATCCGCTACCGATGAACCTGATGTGTTTGCTATTGAAGACTTAGATCTAGAAGCTAAAGTTGTTGTCAAAATTGATGGCGAACATACTGAAGTTTCTTTTAGTGACCTTATCAAAGGTTACTCTACTGAACAACATCTGTCTAAGAAGGGTCGAGAACTCGGTGATGCAAGAAAACAGTTAGAAGAAGAATATCAAAGTAAGGTAGAAGAAATTCAAACCTTATCTAAAGCTTCTGCTGCTGTATTATACTCAAATGAACAGGCTCTTTCACAAGAGTACCACAAGATCGAAGCTGCTATTGAAAAAGCTCGTGAAGAAGGTGATACTTACGAAGTCAACGAACTCAAAGACAAACGAGAACAAGCACAGAAAAACTATTGGAATGCACGTAATCAACGTGAACAACTAGTTACTAATCTTCAAAAAGCAGAAGAAGAACAAAATCAAAAAGAATGGCAAGAGCAAATTGAATATTTTAATCAAACCATTCCTGATTTAATTTCTGATTTTAATGAAGAGACAGCTGTAGCTATTAGGGAGTTTGCTATTTCTGAAGGAATCTCTACAGAGGTTTTAGATTCTATAGCTGATCCTATCATTGTTAAGTTTGTTGATGATTATCGTAGACTTAAACAAGGTATTTCAAAGGGTACTGTTAAAAGAAAGAACACACCTGCTAAAAAGGCTCCGCTTAAAAAGGCTAAGACTGCAACTAAAAAGAAAGAAGATGCAGCCTCTGCTTTACGGTCACGAGCCTTAAATCCAAATTCTTCAAATGAAGATCAAATGGAATTTCTGAGGGGTCTTGCTCAACGCTCATTAAACTTATAATACCTCGGAGGTATATTAAAAATGGCTAATAATCTTGGTGTTCGCGGCACCGGAGGTCCACAGGGACCAGTACGCGGAACCGGCAAAGACGTCTCACAGCGTGAGGATCTTGCCAACTTTATCACAATGATCACTCGTGATGAAACCCCTTTCATGTCATCTATTGGCAAAGCAAAAGCTACAGCTATCTACCATGAGTGGCAGACAGATCAGCTTGAAGCTCCAGGCAATTCACGCATTGGTGAAGGCACAGACTGGATTGCACCTGATGCAACTGGTTCTGGTGGTACAGGCGCAACTCCAGCTACTGGCGACAAGTTTGCTGTATCTGGTCCATACCGCACACGTTTGGGTAACTACACTCAGATTAACGGTAAGACAATTGCTGTATCAGGCACACGCCGCGCAGTCGATCAAGCTGGCGTAGCTGACGAATATGCTTATCAGTTGAAGAAGCGTGGCACTGAGCTTCGCCGTGACGTTGAGTTTGATATGATCCACTCAATGAACACTTCAAATGCTGTAGGCACACAGAACGCTAACGCTCGTTCAGCTGGTGGCTATCAGTCTTTCATTAACTCAGCAACAACTGTTGACTATGTTGGTGAGTTTGAAGCTCCATCTGCAGCAACAACAGGCGCTGGTACAGACGCAGACGGTACTGCAATTCCACGTTCAAGCATTAACGGTTCAACAACTGCACCTGATCGTGATCCAATTGCATTGACTAACATTGATTCAGTCATGCAGAAGATCTATGAGCAGGGCGGTAAAGCTTCAAAGATCATGCTGTCTCCAAAGCTTCGCCGTGACTTCTCTGACCTGATGGTCGGTGACACAGGCGTACAGCGTAACATTGACGACTCAGGCAAGCTGCGTCAGTCAGTTGACGTATACATGTCAGACTTTGGTGATCTTATGGTAGTACCTAACTACGTAATGGGTCTCACTAACAACTTTGCATTTACTGGTGACAACAACGTTGCTCACTCAGGTGCTGGTGTTACTAACCTTGCTAACTTCTCTGCATTGATCTATGATCCAATGTGGTTTGCTATTGCAACTCTGCGGCCTCTTGCAGAAGTTGACGTAGGACAGCAGGGTGACTCAACCAAAGGAATGATGGTTGAAGAAACCACCCTAGAAGTTCGTAACCCATTGGGTTGTGGTGCTATCTACGGTCTAGAGTAGGTTTTATTGAGGGGAGGTCTTAGGGCTTCCCCTCTTTTTACTATAGGAGAGACTGATGAAAACATGTCCAGGGTGTCCAACCCCTAAGAAATGCATGGCAATGGGTAAATGCTTAAACAAGCAACCTAACAAAGATATGAAAATGGATCCACAGTATAAATACGCTGGTGGTTCTGTATTTAAAGGACGTTAACAAACAAACAGGAGTAAAGTAAATGCTAGTTATTCAAACTGCTAACGGGAATACTTACCCCGCTGAAACATGTGTATGGCGTACTGCTGCCGTAAGTGGCGGCGGTTATCAACTAACACACCTAACTATTGGATCACCAACTGTTGCGGTAGGCGCGGCTCCAGCTGCAGCCCCCACGGGTGCTCAACTAGGATACATTGGTAAGTCAGGTCGCTTTGTAGCGTATACAGAACCTGCAGCTTAATTAAGTAGGAGAGGACAATGAGTAAAGAAACTGAT